ATGAATCTCCCGATCCAACCGATCAGTTCTCCGCATTTCTGGCAGCAGTAACTTGGATACTTCACGGCAACGGCCCTCCATTCTCCCACAGCAGCAGATCGGCGCGGAGAGCGTCGTTCTCGGCTTCTATTTCAGCAATGCGTTGGCGTTGAGATTCGATGACCCAAGCTGCTACCTCTGGCAGTTCGTCAGGATTGTTCTCATGCCAGCTCTTCAGATCGGACGGCATGAGCGGTGTCAGAATGTCGTGCCAGCGTTGGATGCGCTTCTTTAGCTCCTCGACGCCTTCACGCAGTTGCAGGTTGGCAGTGGTGAGACGCTTGATATCGTTCTCAAGCTGCTCCATCCGATCAGCGCACTCATGGAGCGCAGCGTTGGCCACGCCATCGTCGCTCTGGATATCCTGCGACAATATCCGCAACGCTTTGATGCAGGTCTCAGCATTCGCGATCATGCACTTTGTGTCTGTATCCAGTTTTTGATCACGTTCTCCGCAACGTATTGAACCTTAAGTCCACGCGGATCGCAGTAAGCTCTCAACTTATCATGCGTATCCTTGGAGATAACAACGGTCTTGATGTTGGCGTATTTGCTCGGCTTCTTTTCAGTCATAATTATTTGGTTAGTTTGAGCGTTGTAGTGATGCGCTCCCCCACCTCGACACTTACGGGTATGCCGAGTGACCCTAAATCACTTACCAAGGCATAGCATTTCCAGCGTCCTCTTCAGTCGAAAGATCAGGCGGAGGTGCCAGCTTGCTGCTTTTGAAGCTGCGGACACGCATCGCCTTCTTGGTTTCACCGGTCTTGGCGACGTATTCCTCAGCCTTGGTCGTAATCGCCAGTTCAAGTCCAACCATGCCGGTCAGAAATTCAAAGAAGCTGCCCTTGTTGCCGATGAAATCGATGGTCGTTCCATCAGGCACATTGTGATCAGTCGCAGCCACAAGAGCATTCACGCGCCACCAGACATTCTCCTGGTTGATGAAACGATCCGTGATCGCCGCGCCGTCGTGCCGCTTGAAAGTGATGGTCGCCACTTCGCGACCCTTCGCATCCAGCGCACCCTCCACCTTTGCGATGGTGACAACGTGAGTTCCTTCCGTGTCGATGTACTTCGATCCGGCTTCCTTACGGTTCACTGTGAACATATCAGTTATTCTTTCGAGTTCAGTTGTTGTTGGTTGCGGGCAACCCAAGCGGGCAACCCAAGAGTCGTCGTCTGTGTCGGATAAGCTGGCCAGCTATTCATCGCGCTGCACTCATGCACGATCCGAATCGCTCGCCGCCTCGTTTCAAATCCAAGCTCCAGCCACTCAGGCGAGAGCCGGTAAGCGGCCACCGCATACGGAGCATTCCGTTCGACTGCGATGAACACAAAGTCCGTCGCGCCGGTCATCTCAATATAGTGCGCCGCTTGAACGTGATAAGCGAACTTGAGGATCGTCCGCAGGAATGCTTCCTCGCTCGCGTCATCAGTTGTCTTAATGTCGAGGATAACTCCGATGCCTTCGGCCCACAGGTCCGGTCGAGCCTTCAGCGCAAGTCCAGTCTCCTCGTCCTCAGCGAAGACGCTCGCCTCGATCTTGTTGTCGATGTGCGATACCTCGAAGGATGGGTGGCGGCGAACCGAATCGGCCATGTTCCGAATGTCGGCCATCTCCTGGTAATCGACGATGATCTTATCGGCGTTGTCGGCCTTCCATTGCTTGCCCTCTTTCGAGACAAAGCTCATACCATCAGGTTTGATTGCTACGATGCTATCGAGCAAATGCGGCTCTAGGATGGCGGTATGCGTCACCGTTCCAATCTGCATCGCCTTGGTAGGTTCCTCATGCGATCCGTCCACAGCAGCGCGGTAATGCGCCGGGGACTTGAGAGCCTTCGTCATCAGGCTCTTCGATAGGGCATCGACCTTGTGATAGGTCGCCGCTTCCATCTCCACGTTCACGACTCGGTTTTTGATGCTCATTGGATCTTGGCGATGAAGGCTTCGACGTCGGACAGGATCATGTTGGCCACCTTGGCTGACACATCGCGGAAGTTCTGGCCTTCCTTGATCAGGTTTTTCGAGAGGAGAAACGCATTGGCTTTCTCAGCGTGATCCTCAAGCGCATCCTCCAAGCGTTGAGCGATGCTGAATTCGGGAACAGGAGGCGTGACATTGACCGGCTCAGTCCTCGCGGCGGGAGCAGTGGGACGATCAAAGTCGGCCACTTCCTCCGGTGTGTAGCGACCCTGCGTGATTCGCGGATCGAGCATCCTCGTCGCCTTGCTGATCAAACGGGCGCGGAGCATCTCGGCGGGGAACTTGGCCCAGCCGCTGCCAGCTTTTGCGGGCAATAGACCGGCTTGCTTCGCATCTTCTGCGGTGAATGAAACGCGAAGTTCCTTCTGACCCTTGCGGAAATCGGCAATCGCCGCGCTCGCATCGAACTGGACCCAATCAATGTCCCAGCCAGCTTGCATCAACCCGGATAACATCGACTCGCTCTTCATCGTGATGTTTCCGTTGATCAAGTGATTCTCCCGCTTCCACGACAGGGGCGTCTGTCGGGACGCTAGGCACTCCATCGCCAGGACATATCCCTGTTCCGGCTTCACACACCCGAACATCCCCGAGTGAGCAATCCAATCGCCCATCGTTTTGATTGCCTCCATCGGGTTGTTGATCTTGTCGTAAAACTCCCCCGTCTGGGATGGAGTCGCTAGTTCCTGCGGTTGAGATACCGCTACTGTCAGGTTGCTGCTGTTCATTGGTATTCTGATTTTGGTTTGTATTCTCTGACTGCTTCTCGGTCGAGTCGGCCACCTTCTGTTTCTTTGGCCTATCCTTCCGAGCAAATGGATTTGTCGCTCCGTTCCTAATCGCTGCGTCTTCAAGCAAAGCCGCCACATCCGCTTCGGTCAGCAAGATCCGCTTGCCCACTCTCCGATGCGGCATCTTGCCCGCTCTGATCATCCTCCAGAGCGTCTCGCGACATACATGGAGTTCTTTCGCCGCTGTTTTAATGTCCCAAACTTTGATCATCGAAAATCGTGGGATGGTGCCGGTGTTCGTCACGGGAGAACCTATGAGCCTGTTTCCAACTCCCCGTCCGGCGTTCTCCACCGGCTCGCAGTCCAGCACCATCGTTTCGATACGCTACAAGTTGTTTACCGCCTTGTCCAGAAAGATTTTTTAAATTTTTTCCGACCCAAGGATTTTCCAAACCCAGGCCGTTTCTTCTTCTCCGGCCCGAAAACGTGCCTGGGATCAAGGTTCTCAGTCGGAGCGGGAATGTCCTCCTCGTCCGGTTTTGAGTCGAAATCGAACGGCAAGGGCGTGATTCCAACCTTGGTCTGGATTTCCAGAACATCGTCCGAATGGCGTTCGCTGAACCAAGTGTAATGCTTCTTCAATTCGCGGAACTCCGATTCGATTGTCGATTTCTTCTGGAGCCGATAGTCCATGTCCTTAACGAAGGCCACGAACTCGTTTAGGCGACGATCAAGCCGTCGCATCTCGCGGAGCAGGAATTCTTCCTTAGCTTCCTTATTCTCCGGTGCCCAATCACATCCGAACCAGACTCGCTCAATAGGATCAAATATCAATACCTTGCTATTATGATTCCTCATTGAGTTAAAGGCGCGAACTGCCGTAGCCATATCACAATTAATCTGTGACATTATGTAGGCCAGCAATTCGCTCTTGCTCTGGTCCATGTCGTTCCTCTTCGGACTCATGGTCCGAAAAACCTGCCTCAGTGTCCGTCCATCAGGGGTGTACATATCGTTGATTTTCTTACCGTCGGAGAAGGTTTAGTTCACCTCCTCTGGGAAGTCAAGGGTATCTTCCCCTATGTTCACAATTCCTTATGTATCCCCCCTCCCTACTCCCCTTTTGGGAGGCGTAAGCACTCCCCTTAAAAGGGAGTGCATGAAATCCGCTTTTCGCGGTTTCGCTTGTGCGGCCCTTGTTGGGGCCGTCGCTCACCGCTGCGGATTTCATCCCCCAATTTATTTTTTCGTTCAATCGATCAGTTCTCAAAGTGGCGGTTTGGTTGGCGATCAGCGATGCCGTTTCTTGGAGCGGAAATGCCCCGTAGAGGCGTCGGAGGTATCGATCCGCATCAAACTGCGACTTGAGGGTGCGCCATCGCTCAGGCGGGCGAGGAGATCAGGCTCGAAAGTAACCGCGTGGAGATAGATAATGTGTGATATGTACGCGCCCCAGGAACGGAAGCCTCGTTCATTGGCCCGCTCCTGTAATAGTAATAGATCGGAGCAATCGATTCGGAATGATGTTGTGGTGAGATTATTTGTATTCGCGTGACTCGGTTTCATTTATTACTAATAGCTAATTGTAACAATCATAATCCTCCTGGTGGCTCTCGGGCATCACACGGGCATCGCCGCTCGCGTACTCCTCGGGCCACCATTGTCGCGCATAGGAACTGGCATCGGATCGCCCCTCGAAATAAGCCGTCCGCCAAACGCGATCATCCTGAAGCTGCTTCAAATCGAACCATCCCAGCTTCTCATGCCCGCGAAACTGAATCTTGAATCTCATAGCAAACGCCCTTGCTGTTGGCTGGTAATCCTAGCGTGTGCGATCTTGTGGTATTCAGGATCGCGCTCGACGCCAATGAACTGGAAACCCTCAAGCATTGCCGCCTTTCCGGTGCTGCCGCTTCCCATGAACGGGTCCAAAACTACGCCACCGGGCGGCGTAACAAGGCGGCATAGGTAGCGCATCAGGTCGGTTGGTTTGACGGTGGGATGGACGTTCTCAGAGCCTCGGTCGGACTTGCTGGCCTTGGCGCAGTAAAAGAACCGTGCGGCACCATTCAACAACCCGATCACCTCCTCGCTTCCATCGTGGATCAGGTTTGCGGGCCAGCGGCCCAGTTGCCTGAGCTTTGCAACAGCCTCTGCATTGCTTCCGTCTCTATGATTATGGGCTGACTGAGCGTAGGTTTTTCCACCCGTATTCCACGCACGATTTGGAAGGCTTCCAAACTCTTCCCCGTTTGCCGCAATGCGGCACCCATCCACATTTAGCGCACCCGTGCCATGCGTCAGAACGTTGTCGGCTACCGTTCCAATAATTGGCTTTCGAGCCATAGTGATTGGTTCCAGCGCAGGTTTTAAGGCAGTTCCCCATCCTCGCCAGTCGCCTTTCAAATTATGGCTTTTTGGAAAACCCGACCCGTACACCCAAGCAATCATATCTCGAATCTCAAAGCCAGCGTCCTCAATCCGTACTGCCATCCGGTGCTGCGTTCTTGTTCCAGCGAAAGCTAACAGATATCCGCCCGGTTTCAGTATTCTGAGACATTGCCCCCAGATGGCCACGCTAGGAACGTCGTAGTCCCATTTTTTTCCCATGAATGACATACCATAAGGCGGGTCCGTGACAACTGAATCCACAGATGCGTTGGGAAGTGTTGCCATAACAGAGAGGCAATCACCGAGATGTAATTGATAATTCATGGTTTCTACAGGACGATGTTCAAAGGGATGGGCTGGGGGATGGTGGCCTACTCGTTCGAGTCCAGTTCCTCAATCGCTCGCTCAAGATAGATCGCCTGATCAAGAGCCTCGTCACGCGCATGAATGAGCCAATTTCGGAGACTGAGAGGATTGTCGCGCACGGTTGTCCCATACTTCTTGATACCAAGTTGCTGCCTATGCGCGATCAACGCGCAAATAGACGCCTCCGTACCACTCACTTGGACGTTCATTGCTTTTCCTCCCCTTCGACAAACGCATCGCCTACCTCACGTTCAATCACCAGTTCCAGGATCTGCTCGCCATTCGCCGCCACAATGCTGCAAATGTGCTTCGTCTCATCGTAAATGCTCATAGGCGTGGCTTGGTGTTCCTCGCATTCGCCGGTGATGATCGCATTGAACAAGTCGATGATCGTTTGAGCGTTGGTTTTCGATTGGATGGTCAGTTTCATTTCGGATTAGTTTTACTTATGGTTACTAGTTGCTTGTCTAATTCTCGCCGTATGCGCCGCGCATAGGCTCGCGTGGAAGATTTGAGATGCCCGCGAGGGCCGCCGTTGTAAATCCTCGCCAGCGATTCGTCGCTCAAATTCTTGCCGTAATGCGCGAGATAGGACGACACAATGAACCGAGCGATCACGCGATTGGTCATCTGCGCGTGCGCGTAGGATGTTCCCATGATCCGGTTCACATCGCGCACCATAACAGGCCGAATCTGAAAGGCTCCAAGTTCGCCATGCCGCCCCCGCGCATAGTCGTTGCCGCCAGATTCAACCTGGATCAGGGCGGAGAGTAAGATTGCATTCATTCGATTCGTTGTTAGTCTCGCGGATTGCCGCCCGAAGGCACCGCGCCTTACGGCACGGTGACTTTCGGCGAGAATCAGCCAAGGATATCCCACACGCATCCGCGCATAGGATACCGGAGCGGGAATCAAAGCGCCGCAGTCCAGTTGTTGGCAATCCATTCCCACACTTGCTGCGCGGAGTCTTCATGCTCGCATTGGACGCCGCCGCCATGCGGTGTTGCGGTGCGTTCAAAGGTAAGAATGGCCCGCTCTCCAAACTCTGCGCGGAGGAGCGATTCGAGGTTGTCGCAGATACGCGAAACGTCAGTTGCGGTGACATCGCTTCCCCAGTGGGACGGCTCCGTGGAAAGTCGAATGAGGACGGTTTGTTTTCTCATGGATTCGGATTTGGTTTGATGGTTCAAAAGACGCGAATGGCATGGGATAGCGGACGCATCACGCCGTCAGCATCGCGCACCTGATTTACCCAATGGGAATTGCGCTCGCGCATGGACTCTTTGCCCGCGAGCCACCCGATCCAGTAGTCGCGAATCTTAGGCTCTAGGTATCCAATGCCGTGCATCGCTTTTCGATTGCTCTCATGCTGCCAATAGCTTGGCAGATTCCAATATTGTGATCCGCTCGCGAAGCCGTCGCGGTAGACTTCAGAGTTTCGGTCAACTGCGGGAACGAGTTTTTGATTCATAATGATTCGATTTTGTGTGCGTGAATAGGTGGCAGAATGGTGGCCTACCCTTTCGCATCACCAGTTGCCCGATGATGCGCGGAGGATGGGTCAGACTTGACAGTTAGGGCATCGGCACAACAGCGAGTTCTTTTTGACCGGATCACCGCACCGGACACACTTCCGCCCGTTCATCCGCATTTTTTGCGCGTTTACGGTGATTTTTCCTGACCTTAACTTGTGCCGCAATTCCTCCCAGGTCAGACCGAAAACGCCTTCATTGTCCCGCTCGCGCAAATAGGCTTTTGCCTCTTCAATGCTCATTCCACTCATGTTTTTTCGGTTTTAATTGTTCGAGGGGGATGCCGATTGGATCGCTTCGCGGGCGTCAATCGCGCACCGCTTCAAACTGTCCAACATAGAGCCAATCTCCTTTGGATTGTTCGACAGTTTCCGCAATAGAAACTCCGCATCCTCCAATGCGCGGAGCAATTCGGGCGCGGAAGCGATTAGGCGGGCGTTGGCTTCTTGATCGCTCTTTTTCTCGCTCATGTTGTCAACGTAGACAACCGCGCACGTCAAACGCGGGTTTCCAATGTGAAGCTCCGATTTCTCTGTCGTCGAAAAAACGGATCGGTTGATTGCCCAAGGTCCGGGGGTAAAGGTTGACATAGGTGCGCGGGGAATTAGAAGTTTTGAACCAAGACGCCGCTTTGGAATTCGATTACCTGCGACTTGTCCCGCAGGAAGTCTAGCGCGTCCGATTCATCGTCGAATTCCCGCGCGTAGGATTTCGCAGCGTCAACTGCAGTTTCAAATTCTGACCAGTCGCAGCAAATGGCTATCGGGTCCAATTCAAGTTCTGTTCCGCAGTCCTCTTCGTAGGATTCAAGATAATCGAACAAAGCGAAAAGAGCCGCACGGGAGAATTGAGTTTCGCGTCCGCAAGCGCGAAAGGATTCGACAAACTGGTAACTGGTAACTGTGGTTCTCATGGTTTGATTTTGTGAATCGGGAATCGGGATTGATTGCCCGCCGTTCCCCACCAGTTGCCCGATGGGGAATCGCGGGGAATCAAATCTTGGTGATTTGATGCAATGCGGATTCGATGTCTCGTTTCAAACCGGATCGGATCGATTCCGCTAGTTTCACAGCGGATTCCATAATCTTTTCCGCTTCGTTCCGCGCACCCAAAATGATCTTGTCGCGCTCGCGCATTGCTTCGTAGCGCATTTGATTGCAGCGATGGGCGCAGTCTTTGATTGATGCGCTTGCCAGGATTCCGGGCGCGATATCGGAGCGAAGATCGCTTTCGATGAACGGGATTTGATCGCGAAGCCATTGGCCACAGTAGGAATCGGAGCCTAATTTATCGGCGCAATCGGCAAGGATTTGTATTTCGTCGGATTTGTTCATGGGATTAGTTTTCGATTAGTTCAACTTCGTTTTCGATGGCATCGGCAATTTCAAATCGGATCATTCCGATTTCATCGGATAACTTGGCAAGGCATTCCGTCACTTCTTTCGGGAATAAATCGGAGTTTTCACCGTTCATTCCGTCTTTTCCATTCCGTTCCGCATAACGAAAGGATTCCGCTGCCGCTTCCATGAATGCCAAGATGGATTCGAAAAGGGATTCGATGGAATGACGGCCCATTCCGGGGCGGAAGTCTCGGATTCGATGTTCTCCAAAGGAGCCGTCCAAGATGAATCCTTTTTCGTCCAAGGATAGGAAAAGGGAATCGGAGCCGCTTCCGATTTGAACGGCCGGGCAGAGTCTTGGGCCGATAATGAAGGGATAGTGGAGTTTCATGGATTAGTTTTTGTGATTCGGCTTGATTGCCGATCATTCCCCACGGTTTCCCATGGGGAAGCATCGGGAATCACTTCCGCTTGAACGCTAGTTGAATCGCTTTCCGCCAATACTTTTCAAGCCGTGACGGATTGGAATGGTCAAAATGGATTGATTCCGTCCGTTCCGTTCCTTCCCGATAATCCGTCACGAAGGAATAGGTTGAAAACCAATCCCATCGCGTTCCGTCGGTAGGCCAGGAACTAGGAACGGGATGTTCACGGAGTAGATTGACCAGTTCGCGGAACGTGACGGATTCCGTGCCGATTGAGCCGCTATCGGATTCCTCGCCGGATTCGGCTGATTCGGGAGTTACTTCGGAATAGGCGCGATGAATGGTGATCATGGGATGGAATGGTTTATTTGCTGTAGTCTTCGACGGAATAGCCTTTCAAATCGGAATGAATCGAATCGGAAACGCCAGCCTCGAAAGCGGCCCACAAGTCTTCGCTGTCTTCGCTTTCGTTCAAATCATGGGCAACAAACTCGAAAGGTGAGAAGTCACGGGAGCCGGATTCGGCAGCGAAGCAAAGAGCCTCGTGGTATTCCTTCGCGTTCTCCTCAGTGACGGTTTTCCCGAGTCCAATCCAATCAATGGAGCGGCAGATTGAGTCGCCGATTGACGGGACATTATGGCAAGCGATTCCGTGCCCATGGTTCCGGCCTAGGAGATAGGCGCGTTCCGTTTCGGGATTGGTTGCGTAGGCTGAGGGGATTTCAATGGTGATCATGGATTTGATTGGTTGTGGATTAGAGTTGTGAGCGGATGAAAAGGAAGAAGAAGGCGAAGCCAAGGATAAGGTTCGCCAAGATGAAAAAGGCGAGTTTTGCTAAGGTTTCGATGCGTTTTTTGTTCACGGGAGAGAGACTAGACCGGGCGGAAACGGAGCGCAAGTAGTTTTTTGAAGTTTTTTTCAGAGGGCAGGAAAGGGAAGGGAAAGCCTAGGCCGATCCGAAAGGTAAGACTTGCGTCACAAGGTATCTTGCCTGACAAGGTACTCATGGACGCTACGGAATGGGACAAGGCAAAAACATGGTACCTAGGGGGGATGCCTTGGAAGCAGATTTCAAAGGAGTTGAACGTACCAGAGTCAACGCTAATGACCAGGGCAAGCCGCTCCGGCTTGACTAAGGTGAAGCGAGATATGGGTGACTTTTCTCTTAAAAAGAAAAGCGAACAAATAGAACACTCTATTGAAACACTATCTAAACTAGTTAGAAGCAAACTAGCTAATGATGCCATCACAACACTAGAAAGAGTCGACAATTATCAAATCAGTGACATACGCGAAGAAAACACAAGGGAGCAAGTGTTAGCGTCTATTAGCAAACGTTCCGCTCTCGTTTTCGGATGGTCTGACACAAGCGAAAACGCGACTGTATCGATTAATCTGTTGGGAGCATTGCCGGATAAAACATTAAACATAACGCCAAGTAATGAAATAGAATAGGGTAATGGGATAGGAAAAGGATTGTTATTCTATGGGATAAGTAGAGTTTCAACTGGGCCTGGGCGGTCCCCTTTTGGGGTGGGCTTCGTTTACGATACCCCCCCTCAAAAATTTTTGGCACTTTTGACACATGATTAAAATTGGAAATAGTGTAAAATTAAACATATCCGAGCAACGATTGGCTGAGTATGTGGCGAAGCGGCGTAGCGAGTGGAACGACCAACTAGGAGTTCCGAATGTTGTGATTAGTTCGTTGGGTCAGCGTGGAATTGATCTTGAGGGCATAGCAGGGGAATTGGCCTTCTGTAGATTATTCAATGTGTATCCAGATTTGGAGACGGATGTGGAGCCGCCGTACAAGGCTTATGACTGTGTGTTGTATGATCGCTTGAGAGTGGATGTGAAGAGTACGACGTATGAGCATGGTCGGTTGTTGGTGAGTCAAAAGACGGGCGAGAAAGCTGGTGAAGTGGATGCGTATGCGTTGATGACGGGAACATTTCCAGGTCCATATGTTTATCGCGGCATGATTGATCGACATGAACTGATTCGGGAGAAGCGGATAGGCGAGATTTATGGGAATCGGTCGTACATGGCGTGGCAGAACGAGCTTGTGGACATGGTATTTTTGTATTGACGCGAGCGGGCCAGTAATCGCTGTATTCGCGCAATCGGACCTAAAACGAGATGCTGGCTGATTGGTCGTCAGCCACAAACTGTCTAAGCGGAAGTGACGCCCGCGCTGCGGAATTGTCCTCAATGTGGGGATAGTGGCCCGCTTCTACAAAGTCGGTATAACGTCGGTTAATTTTCTGAAATATGTCTTGTCCTAATGTCTTTAACGCCTTCGCTGTGGCGACCGAGTCGCTCGCGCAGGATGTGTACAAGCGGGCTTCGTACCGCTCGATGTGGCTCAACTTGATTGAGCGTGGCGAGTATCCGCAGGGTACTGGTTTGACGCAGACTTCGTTCAACACCACTTCGATTGAGCCGACTGCGGCTGAGGAGTGGAGCGCGATCACGCTTGCTACTGGCGAGAATGGTGGTGCTTGCGATGTGACCTATGCGGATGTGCCTGTGGGTTACAACGCGGTGACTTGGTCCCCGGAGCGTTTCGCGCTCAAGGGTCCGTTGCTGTGTAAGGATGATCTGACCTTTGATCATCGTGTTGAGGCGTTCCTCCGTGTGTATCTTGAGAAGCTCTCGATCCGCGCCCAGCGTAGCTGGGAGACTCGCTATCAGAACACGTTCGCGAAGTTCGCGATCAAGGCCGTGGCTGACTCGTCCTTTACGCAGGTGGAGACGATTCCGTCTGGTGTGAACGAGTTCCCCTGGATTCAGACTGGCTCCGCTGGTCAGGCTTTGAATCAGGCGACGAGCGAGTTGACCCAGGAGATGCTGGATGTGACTGCTGCTACGTTGATTCGTAACGGCGCGACCAATCCTGATTCGAGTGGCTTCATCAGCTATTCGAGCGATGGTCCGGTGTTCCCGTTGTACATCGGTCTGGAGGCTTCGCAGCGTATCGCGCAGAACAATCCTCAGTTCCGCGATGATCTGCGCTATGCGGATATGGGCAGTGGTACGGGTGCCGAACTCTTGAAGCGCATTGGTGCGAACCGTGTGATCAAGAACTTCCGCCATGTGCCGAATCTGTTCCCGCCCCGGTTCACCTATGCTGGCGGCAAATACACGCTGGTTCAGCCGTTCACCAGTTCGTCTGGCACGAAGGGTACTGTGTTCAGCGTGAATCCGTCGTGGGTGTCTGCTCCGTACGAGGCCGCGTTCGTCGTGACTCCGTATGTGTTCAAGAGCCACATCGTTCGCCCCGTGAACCGCGTTGGCGATCTGTCGTGGATGCCGACCAACTACATGGGCGAGTGGCAGTGGGTGACTGGTGCCTACAAGCTCAACGTGGATTGCGCTGATCCGCTTGAGAAGAAGGGCCAGCATTACGCTGAGTTCATCCATGCCGCCGAGCCAATATTCACCAATCAGGGCATGACGATCATCTTCCGCCGCTGCACTGGTGCGTTGACGACTATCATCTGCTCGTAATCGAGATCCGATAGCGATTGTGCCGTGGGGAGAGAAATCCTCACGGCATTTTTGTTTTGACGGATGATGGATAGTTGGCCAACTTGCCAGCGGGTATTCTGAATAGGTTGACTCATTGGGAAGCGGTAGAACACCGCGAACCCTCGATTGGATGATAGAAACATCTGGTCGAGGGTTTTTCGTTGACATTTATGATGGTCGCTTGAGTGTCTTTGATATGCCGAAGTTCATGCTACCGGAGGGTGTTGAGATTCCTGAGAATCTGGCTGAGGGCGAAGCGTTTCAGACGATGGCCACGATTGTTCTTGGCAAGGGTGGCAAGGCTGAACTGATCGAGGTGGATGGTGTGGCCATCCCTGGATATGAGAAAGCCGCGAAGAACAAGAAGATGAAGGGCGGCGAGGAGGAGATGGAGGAGGAGGGTGAGATGGAATCTAAAGGTGGCGGTGGGCGCGAGAGTTTCATCGCTGAGGTGATGCGTCGTGGGCAGGGTCCGATGATGAGCTAATTTTATGGCTGCGATTACTTGCGACGAAGCGGAGACGCTGATCAACGAGGCCGCGCCATTCGGGTGCCGGTCGCCGTGGGAAGTGGAGCTTGGAAAGCTCGCGCTTGAGAATCGTATCGCGAGCTATCTTCAGGGTGGCGGTGCTACCCGTGGAGCGTATCGGACGGTGACGACGAGCGGGAATGTCATCAGCGGCGATTATCTGCTGATCTGTGATGCGACGGCTGGAGCCATTACGATGACGCTTCCTCCGGCGGCATTGGTCGCTGGCCGGATTTACGCTTTCAAGCGGATCAATAGCGGAGCGAATGCGGTGATCGTGGACGGCTATGCGGCGGAGACGATTGATGGTGCCGCGACCCACACGCTGACTCCGCAGTGGAATAGTTTGACGATCATGTCGGACGGCACCGCTTGGTTTATTTTAGCTGACCATTGATATGGCCAATATCTCCTGTACGGATGCTGCATCGCTGATAGCTGAAGCGTGGGGTGCTTCGTGCAAGAGTCCGCGTGAGCGCAATCTGTTGGAGATTGGCCTACTTTGGGAAGCTGCTACTTTGGGTGGTTCGGCGGATATCACGGCGGATAGCACGGTGGTAACTGCTGACAGCACCATCATCACGGCGGACATGACGGAATTCATTTAACAAAAGATTATGTCACAGCAAACGATCAATGTCGGTGCGGCTCCGAATGACGGAACGGGAACGCCGTTGCGTACGGCTTTCCAGTACTGCAACTCGAACTTTAGCGAGTTGTACACGGCTACTGGGCCTAGTGGTAACAACATCACTGTCCCCGGAAACGCCTCCATCACCGGCGACCTGACGGTTGATACCTCGACGCTGAAGGTTGATAGCGCGAATGATCGTGTGGGTGTTGGGACGGCAAGTCCGACATCTATTCTGCACGTTCAAAAATCGCAAGATGCTGAAACTACACTTGTCGTTAATAACACGAACTCTGGAACTAATGTTGGAGCTAGGTTTGATCTTCAGTCTAATGCTGCCAACTATTTGACCCTTGAATCATACGGTCAAAATGCTTCTGGAACCATTTTCGGAATCAATAAAGCTAAGTTAAATGTTGTTTTTGAAAACGCGCTAACCGCTAATTCAAGCGGTCTTGCAATCGGAACTTTATCGACTAATCCGCTGTATCTTTGCACTAACAACACGCTGAGGGCCACCCTCGACTCCTCCGGCAACCTCGGTCTCGGAACCGCGCCGCAGGCTTGGGATGGTAATTTTAAGGCAATGGAATTGGGATATCCTAATTTCATCGCTGGAAACGCTGGAGCATATCGTGTTGATGTCGGTGTAAATGGGTATTTTAGCGGTGCTGGATACAAGTATGCTGCTACTGGTGTTGCCGCTTCGTACTACAGTCAGTCGTCTGGTGCGCATAGGTGGTACAACGCCGCCTCCGGCACCGCTGGCAATGCGATCACCTTCACCCAGGCGATGACGCTGGATGCGAGTGGGAATCTTTCTATTGGTGCAACTTCTGTTGCGAATCAGGAGCGGCTTAATCTGACCAGCAGCAGAAATGTGTATGTTGGACGATTCTTTAATTCTGCGTCGTCTGGCGGAAACTATGGTTTCCTAATCAACTACAGTGCTGCTGCTCCTAACAATGCTTCAAACGAGTTTCTTGCTTGTTCTGACAACGCTGCTTCTAGGCTGTTCCTGTATTCCAACGGTGGAATTGCGAATTATCAGTCGAACGATTCCAACCTATCTGACGAGCGCACAAAGACCGATATCAAGCCACTTGGTTCTTATTGGAACAAGATCAAGGCGTTGGAGGTTGTCACGTTCAAGTACAAGGACCAGACGCACAGCGACAACAACATCGGTTTGATCGCTCAGCAGGTTGAAGCAGTCGCTCCTGAATTGGTCGATGTTGATGGATTTGGAAATACTCCTGCTGACGGTGTTCCTTTCAAGACCATCTACACCACCGATCTCTACCACGGTGCAATCAAAGCCTTGCAGGAAGCAATGACCCGTATCGAAGCTCTGGAAGCCAAACTCGCCTAATTATGATTACCCCTCTCTGGAAAATCGAAACCCTGTGGGTCAAGCCTGTTGATGGCTCTCTGACCGATGTCGTCGTCACCGCCGCGTGGAGGTGTTCCGCTACGGATGGCCAGTACAGCGGATCTGTCTATGCCACGGTGAGCTTCCAAGCTCCTGCCGCTTCCGACTTCACTCCTTTCGAGGATCTGACGCAGGAACAGGTTCTTGGATGGGTCTGGACCAATGGCGTGGACAAAGCCGCTGCCGAAGCCGCTGTGGCCCAGCAGATCGCTGATCAGGTTAATCCTCCGATCATCACTCCTCCGCTGCCGTGGGGCGACGCTGTTGTCGATGGCACCACCATCCAGGCTCCGGTGATCGCTCCTCCCGCGCCGGATCTGAGCCAGCCGCCGCTTCCCGCCGGTGTTGTCATTGATCCGGTGACTGGCTCGCCTGTCTTGCAGGACGCTTCTGCCTGACATACGCTGATCGCGCATGATCAATATCGAACTCACCATCGAACAAGCGCAGCAACTGGCTCAACTCATCGAAATCGCTATCAAAGCAGGGGGAATTCCGAACGCTCGCGTTGGCGTTCCTCTCTTTGAGAAAATCGAGGAAGCAGTTAAGAAATCAGCCGGTCAATGAGTGACGACCAACAGCACAACCTGGAACTTCGTATCGTGAGATTGGAAACCATCATTGGAGACGCAGATGCGGGCATGGTGGCCGACATTCACGGTATCAAGGCGCAGATCGATAACCTTCGAGCTTTCCAATGGAAGCTCTTTGGTGCGTTCAGCGTGATTCCTGTTGTGGCCCAGTTGATCATTCAGGTAATGTTCAAGCGATGAATCCGAATATCGCCTCACTCATCCGCCACATCCTCACGGCTGCTGGCGGTTTCCTTGTCGCCAAGGGTCTCGCTTCCGCCGATCAGGTGGGAGAGTTTGCTGGTGCGATTGCCACGATTGTTGGCATCGGCTGGTCCATTAAGAAGAACGCCGGTGGGGAAAAGAAGGCCGAGTAATCGGATGTTCAACTTCCTTGCCGAGTTCGCCATGAAGCTGATTGTTTGGCTTCATGGCATTTTTTCTGCCGATAAAACGAGTGAAGACGCTAAGAAACAACCTGCTCTCAAGCGCGATCTGCTTGATCGCATTGACCGGATGCACGACAAGTAGGGTGATTTACGTCCCCCACGGTGAACCGGTACGCCTTGCTGAGAGCGTGAAGGCCAAGGTTTGGGTTGTTGACGCGAGCGGCAAAACCGTGCGTAGTAACAACCGCATCACCATCCATGAAGGCTGGTATGCTCTGCCAAAGGATTGAATGAGCGCAAACGCCCCATACAAAGGAGTATCGCAATCGCCCGCTTCCGGGTCTGGTCCGTACAGGAAAACACCGGCTCCGATTCCTCAGAAGCCGGTGTATAATCCGCCTACTGTTCCTAGCGGTTCAGGTCCGTATGGATCTGGACCCTATCGCAAGTGATCAGCGACCAAGCGATTTCATCACGTTGGCGATGAAATCCTGAGAGTTCGGATTCGCGCTGTTCGCGGAAGCGGGGCGCGAATTTCCTTTTGAGGAGGACGAGACTCCAGGTTCGGCACCGCGATACTTCGCCAGTTCAGATTGGAGCCGCTTGTTCACCTCGACCTGAGCATAGAGAAGCTCGCGATACTTCGGCGCAGCAGCGGCCCAAAGAGCAGCCTTGGCAAGGTCTTCCTCGCTGTTCTCGCCATTGAAAATCTGGCGGGCCAAGTCCATGCGCTGCGTGAGTTCGCTGTTCCACTCCTCGTCATTCTCGCGAGGCTCAAAAATCTCAAGGGCGCGAGCGTTCTCGGAAACCTTGCTCCAAGTCTTATTAGCCTCCTCTAGCGCGGCCTTCGTGTTCGTCGATTCATCCTGCTGATACTTGGAGATGATCGACTCGTAATCGCTCTTAGCTTCAGCGATCTCGGAAGCGCGTTCGCCCTGAATCTCCTCATGCTTGACGATCAATGCGCCCAGCTTGGCCTTCTTGGACGGCGAAAGCTGATCGACGATGTCATCGATCTGGGAGTTCCGATAATCGCTCTCGGGAGCCTTCAAGAGCGATACGAGACGGTCGCCATCGCTGCCAACGAGTCCTTTGACCGACTCGAACACATTGTTGATGCGACCCTCGTACTTCTTGACGAACTCAGGATGACGCTCGATGTCGAGCAATCGAAGACGCTCGGAAAGAGCTTCGCGCTCTTCGCTCAACGACTTGAGCTTGGTCTCGTAATCTTCGGAAGGATTCTTGGAAGACTTGATTTCCTCTAGCTGCTTGGCGAGTGCAGCCTTCTCTTCCTTGATCTTTCGGAAGGCTTCAGCGGCTTTTGTACTCTTGATCGTCTCGGGGATGTCAGCGTCAACATCACCGGAAACATCTTCGGATTTAGCCGGTTTGGTGAACATCAACTCGATGTCCTTCTCGGCGCGAGTCTTAGCGGTAGGCTTCTCAGCTTTCGGTTGAGTCTGCTTCTCCTGCTTCTGCTGAGGAGGAGGACTGGCCTTCTCCTTCTTCAGATCGGCTTCGGTCACCTGCTCGGCAACGCCTTCGTCGTTTGCGCCCATCTTATTGAACGCATCGAGAATCGAGTTCCCGAAATCAGGAGTTTCGCCGCCATTGACAATCGGACTGTTCAGTTGATCTCCATCCATATTTGTTATTGGTTAATACTGTTTTTCAAACGTCGCTTCAGGTTCGCTGACAACTTGATTTGCTGCCAATTTGCGAAGGTTTTCAAGACAATGCGCGTAACCAGCGGTTACACCAGCGGCAAACACGATATCTGATTCCTTGGCGTTATGCCCAGGCATTGGGACCGGAATTGATTCGGACACAATCCGCAATGCCATGCGGACAATCGGGTTGGCCAACAGCTTCGCCAGTTCAGCTTGCTGACCGTCAGAGATCCATTGGGAGAGATTGATCTCCGGTAGGTTCATCAAGTCCTTCGGATCGCTCTTCGTTGAGCCTTTCAACCATTTGATCATGCTTAGTCTTTTTGTTTCGTTTCTTGTGTAACTTAGGAATCGGATCGATCACATCGCCAAAACGCGGAGGACGCTCCGCATTGACGACATCGCGCTTCGGTCGAATCACTTTCGTGATCTCAAGCAGGTCCGCATACGGAATACGGATGTAACCACAGTCCACATCGTTGATGCCATAGACGACTACCACTTGAGACTTATTAGAGTCGTAAAAGGCACCGCATGGGAACACGACAGCGGGTAATCCGGGCCACCAATCCTGCTGGTTCGTGCCAGTGAGGATCGGCATCGATGTCATGCGAACGATGCGGAACGGAGCCTTCGCCTCGAAAGCATACGCGCCCATGTAATAGCGACGCTTGTTCGCGATCCAAGGGAGCGATGAGTGGAAGAAAGTCCAATACATTCCGTCGATGAGGATCGGATTGGTGCCACCTCGAACTTCACCGAACTTGTAGAATGGATTGAACTCGTCCGTCTCGTATTCCTCCTCTTTCTCAAGACGCCCATTAAAGCGTATTACACGGTGCGGATTGGCCGAATACACCATGTGTGGCGCATTATCGTGGACGAACCATAGCCAGTTCTTCTCATGGCCATCGTTCACCATCGCCTGGGCGTTGTTGTTTCCGTGAAGCGGATCGAACCGAGCGACGTTCAGGAACTGCTTATCGAGCAGGAACATCGCCTGATGCGCGTAGCTCTTGAACGGGATGAACGTGCAGCAGCTTAGTCCGTATTTGTCGCCAAATCGCACCACGCGAGGATCTTCAAACTGCTCATTCGGATAGTGCGATTGAAGCGTGAGAAGAGCCTTCTTGGTGGCCCGCAGATCACGGGAAAGCTCGAAGACAACGATGTCGTTCTTCTCCATGTAAACATCTTCATCTTTCTCGCGCTTGTTACGGCAGCGACGGGCGAAAAATGTGATTCGTCCATCTGCTTCTTGGATGATGGCCGGGTTGAAGTAGTAGGTGCCTGTCTCTTGCGGCAGGACAATTTTGCCTACCTCCCAATCGACCTGATCCTTTAGTAGTGGGACATCGTTCTTTGCGTAGCTCATCAGGAATTCCGCTGCGAATTTGGTTTCGTCGTAGAGGGCCAGCCAGTGATCACGCTCTTCGCGGATCTCGGTCAGGTGTTCCTCATGTTCTTTGGTTCTTATCTCCAGCGTCTTACGCAGGTCTTCGATCTGGAGCATAAGGTCCGCAGGACCATCTCCTCCGTTTGCGAACCTGCGAAGTGCTTTGAGACTGATTTCACGGATGATATCTCTCATCGTTTTTTGTACACACGGGTTTTTCCGTTCTCAAGATACGTCACATGATCATACTTAAACTTCGCCAACTCCTGAACGAGCTTCATGGTGTCCCAGTTTGCATCGTCCATGATGAAGTAACCGCCTGATTTGATGCAGGGAGTCCATGCAACCAGATCACGGCATGAATCCCATTCTGTATGCGCTCCATCCAAATGCAGGATATCAACGCGTCCGTTTGCGAACCTAGCGGACGCCTCAAGAGAAGTCTGGCGATAGACGGTTAGATTCTTATCGAGATCCAAGTTTTTGAAGTCGCGCAGAAACTTGCTGTAGATCGAGTCCAACTGCCACTGCTTCTCGCTAAGATTCTGGTTGTAACCATTCTCAGACATCGCGTCTTCGCTCCACGGATCAACCGCAAACACCGCGCACTGATGCGTGTAGGAAGCAGCACAGAAGCTGGCCAAGCTCAAGCCTTTCCAAACGCCAACTTCTACGACGATGTTCGGCTTCTCTTGAAGAACTAAATCGTAGAGATAGCGGCTCTTTTCTTCATAGGTCCATCCCTCAAGATGCTCTCTTGCGGCAATTACTTTGTCCCAGTTATCAGGCATATGAGAATGTGCTTTGATCTCCATTTTGAACCGCCAAAGGTGGAAACAGGCAGTAATGAACCATAGTCGGGAGACTCTTCTTCTGGAGTTGAATGTCGATTGGCGCGTACATCCGCTCGTTCGTTTCAATCAAGTGTCTAAGTGATGATTTCTTGATCAGATAAGCGTGGGTACAGAGTGGCGCGATTCCAGAGTATATGATTCCTGGTCGAACTTCCGTGTAATCCTTGCGAAGGCAGCAGTGGCCAACAAAGACAAACTCCCAGTCTTCAGGAAGGCGTGACATCATCTCGGTCAGTTTTTCCTTGAAACCGTCACAAAGCTGAACGTCATCTTCGACGATCAGGAAATAGTCGTCTGGCAGGTACTCGGCAATCCTCCAGATCACATAATGTGAAAGAGAACACCCAAGAACTGGTTGGCTAATCTTGTACGGAGGGCCGTCCTCTGGAAGCCAGTTTGGCTTATCGTCAAGATAAGCCAATTTGGTTTTCAAACCCATCTTTGATGCATGAATCGCATCGAATAGATGGAACTCGATACCGTGATCTCGCAGGTGTTTTGCGACCTTTTCGCGTCGGTCAGCAGCAGCTTTCAGTGAAACACAGAATGTAGTGGGAAATTTCATCCAATCAGAATTGCAGACTTATTGAATCCACCGATATTGAACATTTGAACTAGCTTCGATTTTGGCCAGTAAATTGCGTTAAACGGACGATAACCACCGGGATTAATGTCTTGGTTTGAATCGCAGTGATCGTTGACTATCAGGACTTTTTTATGCTTGGTCGCGGCATAAAGAATCCTGTCGCAATCCGCATTTGGAAGATGTTGAAGAACATCTTTGATGTGAACGAAATCAAAGATTTCTTTGACAGATTCAATCCCGTTTACCGATATGTCTGTTCCAATCGGTGCGCGAGCTTTAGCAAGTTCAACGGCTTTTTCGCTGGCATCGATACCTTTGTATTTGATTCCGACCAAATCTAGCTGACTGGTGAGTTGCCAATCGCCACAACCAACGTCGAGAAACGACGTTGCGCCAAGTGATCGGATCAAATTGTTGAGAAATCCAACGTACTCAACCGTGTTTGATTTGAATGATCCTGGGCCAGATCCGCCGTTCCACTTATCTTTGATGTAGATGTCATCAAAGATATTTTGAAGCGTGTTCGCAGTAGACATCTTCTTTTTTGCTTATGATTTCGTCGGTCAACGAATTCATTTTCTCCGTATGGTACGACCGCCATAAATGGGCGATCACGCAACCATCCAGAGACCTATTTTTTTGCCAATATTCGCCAGACTCGCAGTGAATGAAACCGAGCATCTCGAAATCGACAGCCTTGCAAAGACCAGGATTCTCGCGATGCAACTGCCACGGATATTGAACTGAAATCTCGTTCCATCCGCGACCATCAAACTCCTGCCATTTCTGAAGCCATTTCCATTGAAATTGACCGTGCATACGCGAGTACATGATCGCGTTGCATAGGCCAATGGTTCCTTCTCCGCAGAATTCTCGACCGATCACCGCGTCGTGGTTCAGCCACTCTTCGGGATATGGTGCGACCGTGATCGTGTCCGTGTCGCAGTAAACGCCACCCATCGCATAGAGAACGGTGTGGCGGATTAGATCAGCGCGATGCTGATGCTGCGGTATTGTTTTTCCGTTCCATTGATGCGGATTCTGGATCGGCATGATCCGAACCGGAGTCGTCGCCTTCAGTTTTTCCCAATGATAACCTTTCGGCTCTTCAGGACACCAAAGGTAAAGGTTCCAGTCAGGATTGTTTACATGAGCGGATCGAATGGCGATCCGGTCGCAGATATGAAAGCCGTCGTTGTGAAGTCCATGTACAAAATGGATGTTTTTCATCCCTGACGCGATAATTGAGCCTGAGCAGTTGCGTTCGCCCGCTGAATATCAGCGGTTGTCTTCGCGTTTCGACGGGCCAGATCAGCCTGAGTCTTGACGTTCTGACGCTGGATATTTGCCATCGTCTCGGCGTTCTGGCGAGCGATTTTTGACTGAACTTCGGCGTTTAAGACAGCAGTCTTCGGGTCAACACCCTGCTGGATCGCCATCGCTTGCTGCTGCTGCGCCATCGCCTGAGCTTGCTCGCTCACGAACTCACCAAGCTGCTGGATCGTCTGGTTCAACAACTCAAGCTGGCGAGTGTAGGCTTCAATCTGCGGACGGCGGGTCGGATCGAGCGACAGCCGCTGGAGATGCTCTTGAACGTGCTGGAGGATGCCTTGCAAGAAGAGCATGACTTCCTGCGGATTAGCACCCTGCTGGAGACTGCTCGCAGCTTCGTTCGCCGCGCCGAGATGCGTCTCGACATGGATGACATGGTTCTGCGTATCGGTGACGACAGCCATGTTGCCCTGGCGCAGCGATGAGTGTTCGAGAACGGCGAGTGCCGCTTGATCCTGAGCCTTCGAGTTGGGCATGGCGGACGGCAGATAGCGATCAACCATCTGCTGTCCAACCTGAGCAGCGATGTAGTCCTGCAACAGGTTGATCTTTCCACCTTCGGGCAAGGAGCCAAGCAGACCGAGCAGCGAGCCGAGAAGCTGCTGTTTCGCGAACTGCGATCCTTGGCCAACCGTCCTCGTCGCTTCCACGAAGTCCAAATCAAGCATGGCTTGATCAGGAACACCACGCTCACGACAACGACGCTGGAACTCAATCGCATCGCGATCACTCTTGGTGATCGGATTCAGATTCGGATTGGCGGCGCGACGGAATCGCTCCTCAAAGAAAGCATCAAGCTGATTGTAATACCGGCTTAACTGCGTCTTACCAATCGCGCTTTGCTGCGAGACAATCGCTTGGATTTCGGTTGCCGTGCGCGGGTTACCGGATGGTTTGTTAAGGCTCTGACGGTACTGCGAAAGATTTCCTTGGAGGACGTTTTCAAGGTCCGCGTTGACGGCCATAGGCGCGTCCAGAACGCCCGCAACATTCTGCTGAATGACATCATAATCAGGAGGAATAATGGCGTACGGACCCTGCTGAACGACACTCGTCTTATTCAGCGCATTCGGATTGAGCGGCTTGAAAAGAATCTGCGTACGAGCGAACGCTCCATCAACCATCGCGCAGCGCAGACGATTCTTCAGTTCCATCGCCTGAAGCATCTTGATGCCAAGACCCTTCACACCGTGATGCTCACCATCACCACGGTCGTAATACATCGGATGAATCACCTGCTCCCACTTGGAGAACCGGCGCAGTTTCCGATACATGAAATCACCGCTATCACGCTCGTCGATGATGCAGTGGCTGATCATCCCATCGAATTCCTTGTAGAATACATGGGACATCAGCACGACTTCCGAACGAGCAGAGAACGTGATGTCGTTCGAGCGAAGCTGGCGTTGGAAGAACTCCCAATCGTACTGAACTCCGGAACGGTACGGTTCGGGCATCGCCACGCGGATGCGCTCGCGGACGTAATCGACATTCCAACCGGCAGCTTTAGCCGCTTCCTCGTCCTGAATTTTCTCGAACAAATCGTCCACGCCCATGCGGACACGGACGACGGCCACCTTCCAATCGCTGACATTGGACTTGGTGCCGTCAGGAACGAGCAGATCGGTCGCCAGGATCGCTTTGCAACGCCAGTTGTTGGCATCCTCGAAGATGAGAGGACCGTGGCCCACTAGGACCATCTCACGCTGCGAAAGCTGCATGAGGTAATCGAAGTCCTTGTCCAGCTTCTGGAGACGGTCGAACTCCTCGGTGATGATCTTAGACCAGTCCTCGCGCTTATCGATGTCGTTGCCGTAAGCAGTCTTGATGGTCGCGTAGGTCGGAACCTCGGCGAACACATCGTAGAAAGCGGACATCGCGAGCGTTAGGAACGCTTCGGATTCGCGGAAATTTACGTTTGTACGGAACGCCTGATTATTCCTACGAAGTTCCGCAGGATTGTAAGGAGGGTTTCCGTCAACGAGTCCACGGAGCTTCGCTCGCGTGTTATTCCGCAACTCATCTGCCATGATGAGTTTCTGGAAGATTTCACGGGCGGATGCCGCATCCGCGATGCGCGTATCGGGCGCAGTCCCGTTCTCGTTGAGACTCTTAAGCGGAAGTTGGGCTATTGATCCGTACATGGTCTTTTTTTCCAGCAGTGATCTGGAAGGTTTTTGTTCTCTGTAGAGTCCGTGAATTTATGTAGGGTTTCAATGGGAAACCAAACCATGCTTCTTACAAAGCATCCGCAGAATTCGCAACTCTGTAGCTTTTCGTCGTATGGTGTGCTGCCATGAGACGATAAAGCCTTCACCGTTTCCTTTATGACACGGCTGTTGCAAGCACTACACCCATGAGGCTGACGATTGTAGATGCAGGACGCACAGATAGCTGCCCTTCTTGTAGCTTCGTCCTTCGATACCTTACCGCCACCGATGGTAAGACCATGGGCCAAACTCATACTGAACCGGACGACATCGCCTATCTGGAAGGATTTTGCGCCTTTGACCTGCGGAATCTCGACATCGTTGTAGCTGCATTCAACGCCACGACGACATGAAAACTCGACCAGCAGATCGGTCAGATTCGGCGGAATCTTAATCGCGTTGGCTTTGTAATGCTCCTCAACGAATGTAATCAGTTGCTGCCAAGAGCTTGCGATGATCTCAATGCCGGTCTCTGGCACCCGATAAACCCAGTTACCCGGTGGAACAACATGAGTATTAAGTAACTTGTATCCCATAATTAGATGTCGTGATAGATTGTATCAGCTTCGCTTACAAGTTTCTCCCAGAGCTTGTCCGCTTTGGTGTGGCGCGGTTCAAACTGTACGGTTTTCCGTACAAGATCGAGCAGAACGACGGCGGCATCCGCCAAGTCGGGTGATCGTCCCGTGCGCTGCTTCATCACGGTCTTCGATTCAACGGATATCTTCCGCTTGGAATCATCGAACATACGGGCGCAAAACTCCTGCATCGTCTCGATATCGAGTCCACCAATCCGTTCCTCTACCACCCATTTACGCATCGAGAACCAGAGTTCTGTGACCTTTCTATCATAGGCTTCGTTGCATGGCCGATTGTCCTCGTCGCTCACAGGTAATACCGATGGCGATCCGCCGAACTCTACGCGGTGAACAATTCCCCATTCTCTGGTGAGAATGTCGGCCAATCCACCGCCTTCACCGCTTGAATCGAGTGCGAATCGATCCGGTTGGATACCGCGCTTTACGCACTCCTCTTTAACCCGATTGGCAATCTGGTAATGGACTGGATCTGGCAATGCTGCATTGGGCGAAATCTGGATGATATCACCGAAAAGGATGCTCACTTTATCCGTGGCAGTACCAACTTTGGCAAAGCGTAGGACGCAACGATCACCGCCGAATCCTGGGTCGAGCGCAGCGACTTCCTGAGCGTTCGATGTAAAGATCAGCTTTTTGTTGGGCGAATGAGTCTCGACAAGTGCTTCCGAAAGCACCGTCTTGACCATGCCGTCCGGTGCCCAGAAACCGCGTGTGTACTTCCAGAAAGTCGGACTTTGCTCGCCCTCATGCCGCATGGCTGACAGCACCTGATCGTGGGTGATCAGATACGAATACTTCGTCCGACCCTCGCTGATGTTTGGACTCTTCATGCCGTCGAAACGGCAGCAAATACCGCGTTCAGTCAGCCATGTCTGGTCCTCAATAGTGACGCTGCGCCACCCTTTGCCGGGGGTACAGAAGCGTCCGTGCGGATCGAACTTGGATGCAGGATTTCCGATTACCAGCATTTTGAACTCGCGACAGCCTTTGGATAGGTTTGTACACGCTTCAAACGCTGCCTCTGGGGTATCCGTCGCTTCGTCGATGATCACCATCACCCGATCCGCGTGGATACCTTGGATGTTGGCCACTGCCTTCGATGTATTGCCTTCGGCCACCGCTACGGCGGATATCGAATGACGATCATCCTTTGACAGCTTGGAGACTCATCTTTGAGTCCACCATGTTACCGGGGAATCCGCGTGTCTTGCGCGTAAGATCCTGAAGGTTGGCCCACATACGCTTGCGAATCATCTTCGCCGTTGTGGATGTAAGGACTACCGCTGTCTTGGATGGGTTAGCCAGCCACCAAACGGTCGCGAAAAGAGTGGCTCCGAACGTCTTGCCGCTCGCGCCACATCCAGCCCAGCCAACGTAATCATGTTCGCAGAGGCTCTCGATCTGCTTTTCTAGCCACGGATTCCAACTGAGCTTTGGCCAGAGGATATCCGTTGCTTTGCGAAAATGTTCAAAAGTTCCTAAACCGCCCTCACTTGGGGACAAACGATTGCGAAAACAGTAAAGCTCAAGCTCCAGATCAGGTATTTTTACAGGTGATTTGATGCCATACTTGTGTTGGATCAATGGATGCTCGGACACTTCGGAAGACATAGTTTACCCTTGCAATAATTGAGTCTGGACTTGAGGTTCTGGCAAAGGAAAAATATGCCGTCGCAACTCGTTTCTTCATCCGGCTGCTGTCAGCCTTGCGACTCTGATCCAGTTGTCGTCAACATTCCCGGTCCTCAAGGTGCCGCAGGAACGAACGGGACGAACGGCACGGATGGTCACAATGCTTTCTGTTACACGACTGCGTTGTTTTTGGTTCCGCCGCTGGGCGGATTTGTTTACGTCACGGTCACTGATTCCTCGTTTTTGCCTGAAAGCATTCAGGGTCAGTTTTTCGTTTCCGTTCAAGGCTGCGGTTATATGCAGGTCTTGGATGTTGTCGATCTGACGATCTGCCTGGGAAATCCTGCCGCCGGTGTTCTTGGAGTTCCGAACGCCATTCCGACAACTCCGATTCCATCAGGTTCACTAATCACTCTTGCTGGAGCAGTTGGCCCTCAAGGTGCGGCTGGCGTTTCGGGTGGTGCGCCCACGGGTGCTTCTTACATCTGTCGGACTGGCGATGGAACGCTGACCAACGAAACTGCGTTGGATTTGCTGACTGCCGGTTACATGAAAACCGCCGGTTCCGGTGGTTCTGGCGTGATTTCTACGTCGGCCACCATTCCGGTTGCGGATATCACCGGCACTCTTCCGATTGCCAATGGCGGAACGAACCTGACGACGGCTCCTGCCAACAAGATTCCGGTTGGCGACGGAACCAATTATCTTCAGAAGGAAATCGTCGGAACGCTGCCGATTGTTGTCACCAATTCCGCTGGAAACATTACGCTTTCGGCTCCTTCGATTGTTCCGTTTAGCTACGTTACGTTTACTCGTCGAGTGACTGGATTGGGTGCCGCCAATGCTCCAAACCTTACGGGCGGAACGACAACTAATCCGTATTCCACCACGACCTACGGAACGGCGTCGTATGCCGGAATCGATACCGCATCCGGTTTTACTGCTTCTAGTGGGCGGTTTACCGCGCCTTATACCGGATATTACCGCATCGATGCCTACTTCAATTTGGATGCGGTTTCTTCAACCGCTCAGGTAATTGTTTATCTAAGAAAAAATGGCGGCGACATTCTTGGATCAAAATCATTCAGCGTGACTAGTAGTGGATATCATCCAATCAGCTTCAACTACATCGATCAGGCCACTGCAACCACCGATTATTACGAAATCATAGTCAACACGACGCATGATATTTACGTCGATCAAGGCTCTTCGTTCTCGGTTCAGCGGATTCAGGCTTAATCCATGAGCGAACGCGCACCAAGACGCTATACCGATGGCACTGTCACTTTTGAAGGTGGCATTGACATGGGCGTCATGCCGTCAGAAATCGATAAGAATCAGGTCTCGTTCGCCATCAATTCGTCCTTTCGCGAAGGATTCGTTTCACCTCGCCCCGGATTCGTTCAGAAGGATTACGACGTTTGCCTGACGATTACCGCCGACAATGCAATCGTCACGGCTGACGCGATCAACGTCACGGCTGACGGTTGGTCGGAGGAATGTTACGGACCTGATGAAATCGGTGGCGTTTTCCAATGTGCGCTTCCGTACATTGCGGACAACGGGCGTACCTACATTCTGGCCCTCATTAGCGGTGAAGTTTGGCTGTACGACACGCAGCTAAACACGTTCATCAACCTGAGCGTCACGGATGATCTCAAGAATCCGTCGAACCTGCTCGATGGATGGATGGTTCAAGCCGAGAACTTTGTCGTCATTCAGGATGGATTTTCAAAGCCGCTGATCTTTAACGGGGCGAACCTGCGTCGAGCGCAGCCAGATGAGATCAAGTGCGGGCGCGTCATGTCATACGTCAACGGACGCATCTGGTACGCGCTTCCTGACGGCTTCTCTTTCCGTGCGACCGATATCGTCTATGGAGATGGAACGCGGGCCAGTGTTCTCAAGGAAACCGAGAACACCTTCCTCAATGAAGGCGGAGACTTCGCGGTTCCTTCGGACTCAGGCGGAATCACATCGATGGCGGTTCCAGGCAACCCGGACACTTCGCTCGGTCAAGGTCCGCTGCTGATCTTCACTCCTCGTTACGTCTTCTCGATCAATGCTCCGGTTGATCGTGATGCTTGGAAGAATCTCAACTATCCGATCCAAGCCATCAGCTTGCTCACCTCGGGTGCGCTTGGAGCGCGTTCTTCTATCACGGTCAATGGCGACGTCTTCTACCGCGCTGTCGATGGCATTCGGTCGTTCATCATCGCTCGACGATCATTCAGCGATTGGGGAAATACGCCCGTCAGCAATGAGATGCTAAAGATTGTTGAGAACGACCAGACAGATTTGCTTTGGTCAGGCTCTGCTGTCGTGTTCGACAATCGTCTGCTGATGACGACCCAGCCTGTCTATGATAACGACGGTGTTTATCATCGCGCTCTTGGTGTTCTTGACTTTGATCTCATCACCTCGATGCGGAAGAAGTTCGCGCCCGCCTGGGCGGGAATCTGGACCGGACTAAAGGTTCTTCAGATTGTTAAGACCGAGAATCCTTACGGTGATCAGTGCTGGATCTTTGCTCGTGGCGAAAACGGGAACATTCAGCTTTGGGAACTGACCAAGACTGGCCGATTCGATGTCAATCTGTCGGAGCAGAAGGAGATCCAGTGGCTCTTCCAGACTCGCGCTTACAATTTCGAGGTGCCGTTTGGGATGAAGCGGTTGGATAGTGGCGACATCTTCATCGATCAGTTGGAAGGCGATGTAACGTTTGAGGCTCGTTACAAGCCTGACCAGTATCCGGGTTGGATCGAGTGGCATGATTGGGCCGAGTGCGCTCGGATCAATCTGTGCGGATTCCAGATGGATTGTCTGCCGATCACGAACTATCAGCCGCAGTATCGTCCGAAGATGCGGTTGCCGACTCCTTCGGATACGCCGTGCAACTCAACGATCAGCACTCCTGCTAGGAATCTTTTTGAAGTCCAGATGCAGCTTTTGGTGACGGGTTATTGCCGCATCAAGAGCATTCGCGTTCACGCTTACGATGTTCAGGAGCCGGTTGTTGGCGATTGCAGAACTTTCAGTCCTGCTTGCAGCATCTTGGAATCCTGCGACCAGAATCCATTCTTCTACTCATCGGAATAGTATGCCAAACCTTACGCTCATCCAACTGACTCCGCCGAATTTCCCGGTCAATTATTGCCCGTCGAATTACCAGAACTTCGCGAACGACATCATCAGCGGCACTCAGGCGACGTTCCTTTCGGCCATTGGCAATTCGTTTTTCAACTTTGGAAATACAACGCCCGCGCTGAACAATCAGGTTTATCCGTGGTTGGATTCGGACGGTAATTGGTGGGTGTTCCAAGGTGGTTATTGGTCGCGTAAAAACATCGTTCCGAACACAAGTTTTGAGCGCAGGATGTTCATTGGAACTACCACCGATCTTCAGACTTATGATGGCGGAAACACCCTTCCTGTTACCGACTACACTGGTCCGATGTGGCAAGTGGATACCAATTTTGAGGCGCGGTTTCCTGTTGGAGTTGGGACTTTTGCCGCGAGCGGCGTTGTTTCGGTCGGTGGAACTACCACTTCAACGGCTGTTGCTGGCCAAGATCAGCACGTTTTGAGCGTGGCAGAAATGCCGACTCACAATCACCAGACCATCGATCAGTATTACAATCTAACTCAACGCGGAACCGCTGATACGAAGGCGTTCAGTCCTGATAATCGAGGCGAAGGAACTGCCAACATTCTTGCGTCGAACACGGCTGGTGGCGGTGCTGCCCACAACAACCTGCCTCCGTTTTACGGCGTTTACTTCATCAAGCGCACTGCGCGAGTTTACTACACCAAATGAAGCTGATCGTTTCTGACATTCAGGCGATGATCGCTCGGGTGATCGGTACTTGTACCGATGACTCTCGCGTTTACGAGTACATCAACCAAGCCTGTCGCCGTCTGCTTCACAAAGGACTGTGGGCCGGTGCTTACGGTCGCTTCACGATCTTTACGAACAACGGCTGCATCACTTGGCCGCGTCAGATCGAGACGATTGAGGCTGTGGCCGACTGTTGCGCTGTCGGAACCGTTCGTAACCAATGGTTTGAGTTTCAGGAAACCGGATTCGGACTCGTCAACGGCGGTGGACAGGTTTGCCTCGGGAATCAGCTTCTGGATCGTGGAACGGTTGTTTCCTATCGCGATCTGAGCGGTGGTACGAACAATTACCTGCGCGTGTATCCCGGTGATCCGAGCGATGTCGGCAAGACGATCACGTTGCAGGGAACCGATAACAACGGTCAGTGGATCAGGACGCAGAGTGGCGGCGTTTGGATTGATGGCGAGAAGGTTACTTTGGCCCTCCCATACGTTCAGACTACGAAGAAGTTCACGACGCTGACCGGAGTCATTCGTCAGGCAACGAACACGGTAAGTCGCGTTTACGAGTACGATGCGACGACTCTCGCTGAGACTGACATCGCCGTTTACGACCCGGACGAGACTTTGCCTCAGTATCGCCGCAGCTACCTCGGCAATCGTTGCAACGCGAACGAGGACAAGCCGGTCACCGTGATGGCCAAGATGCGCCATATCAACGCATCTACTCCTAACGATTACCTGATTCCGCCGTGCGCTGATGCCATCAAATTGATGGTTCAGGCGATTCGGAAAGAGGAGAATGATCTTCTAAACGAAGCTGTTGCGTACGAAGCTAAAGCCGTGCAAGCGGTTCAAGAGCAGACGATGCAATATCTTGGCGATGCGGTTCACACGATCCGCATGGTCGGTGCTGGCCAGAATGGCGGCGGTTTGTACCAGTGGTTCTAAAGGAAATTTATGCCAATCGGATTAGTAGGCGCGATTCTTGGTGCTTCAGCCATTTCGGCTGGTGGCAGTCTGCTTGGTGGATTGTTCGGCGGAAAGAAGCCGAAAATTCCCGAGTTAAAGCCGATTGATTTCGCCGGTGAACAGCAGAAGGCAATCCAGCAAAATATCGCTGCGATTGAACCTGCCACGGAGCTTGCCAAGCGCACAACGGAAGCCGAGCAGACTCAGCTTGAGGCACAGCTTCGCCGCGCTATTCCCGGTTACGATCAGCTTGTTCAACAGGCCAGCAAGAACATCGGCGCGTCGTTGCGTGGTGAACTTCCTTCGGATGTTTCCTCGCAGGTCATGCGATCCGCTGCCGGTCGAGCTTTGGCTGGTGGATATGCTGGTGCTGGAGCGGGTCGCGCTTTGACGGCTCGCGATCTTGGACTGACTTCGTTGCAGCTTCAGAATCAGGGTCTTACTCAGGCTCAGAACTTCATTCAGCAGCAGCGAGCGTTTGGAATGGTTCAACCGTTCTCGGTGAGCAGTATGTTCATCACTCCTGCTCAACGCATCGGAGCGATCCAAGAGCAGCAAGCTCGTCAGTACGGACGCGATGTGACTGCCGCTCAGGTTGCCGCTGCGCCTTCTCCGTTCCAGCAATCGGTTGGAACCGCATTGAGCAATGTTGGAAACATCGCTGGCGGTGCGCTGATGCAGTACGGAATGTACAACGCCATGATGGCCAACAGTCCTTTGGCTTACGGCACTACTCCTGGCGGTGCGCCAAGCGTTTCAAGCACCACCATCGATTACAGCACCGGAGAAACTTCTCCGCTGAATCCGATGTCTCCTGCAACGGTTTACGCTGTTCCTCCGTCTTCTTATTACCCTGGAATTCGCTGATTTATGGCCGACCAATCTCTTCAAGCGTTTCAGTTAGGTGCGAGTCTGTTTGATCGCGCTCAGACGCAGCAGCGTCTCATGGAGCAGTTCCAGCTTAATGCGGCTGATCAGGTCATGCGGCAGCGGCAATATGATTTGCAGAATAAGATTCAGACGAAGGCTTACGAAGATGCGCTGAAGGAGTCCGAAGCGCAAAATTCAGAGTTTGATACGTTTCAAACATTCAACGACCAGATTGCTGCTTTTCTAAACAACCCTGACATCGAGGGCCAGATTCCGACCGTACCCAGGTTCAAATCAAAAATTTTTAATCAAGAAGCTCAAAGGGCAGTTCAGGGTCTTCAACAGTATTCTCCAAGGGCAAAACTTCTTAAGGCCCGTGAGAAATACGATGCCGACCGCGCTAACAACGCGGCAGATATGCTTTCAGTGCTGGGTGTTGATGTTTTTGATCCTAAAACCGGACAGATCAACGAAGAGCTTTATCGGAGATACCTTCCGATGATTCCGCTCAAAGGATACGGACAAGAAGTTCGTGCAGCATTTTCTCAAACAGATCCAAATCTTCCATTTGATCAGCGGATTGGTGAGGCGATCAAAATGTCCAAGGAGCGAGCAAAAACTGCCGGAGAACGCTCTTCTGAACGGAATGCTCAACTGGCAGTCGACGAGTATACCAATCTTTTTGGAAAACCTGATAGTTTCACCAAGTCTTTCATAGAAAACAACGCTTTAAGCGGAAAATGGACAATTCCTCCTGCTACTCAAGCCAAGCAGATCGAAGGTGACGAACGTATTGCTGGAACGACATCTACGCTCGTTGATGAGCTAAATTCGTTCGAGCAAAAGTACGGTAAAAATGCTTTGCAGCCGTTTGTCGGCATCATCGATGGACGGGTGTCCGAGATTCAGAAAAAGTTATCTGGTGCAAAAACTGACAAGGAGCGCGAGGCTTACGCGCTGCTCCAGAGATTCCAAGATAACTTCAACAAGGCAGCGTTTGAGCAGTCTGGAAAAGCGGTTACCACAAGTGAAATGCAGCGGCTCGTTGCCGCCCTCGGAAGCATCAAGAGCGACAATTTCTCCAATGACGTCCGAAACTTTGCGAAGATGTCTGCGGAGGATCTGCATCGCACCATCAATAACTTTAAGTCAAAGTACCGGATAACTCCTGAACAAGTTCAGTTGGCTGACGATTTGAAGATCAAATATAAGTTGATCAACCTACCTCTGTTTCAGACAACGATTCCGAGCGGAATTCCTCAATCTTCGATGAGTCAAACTCAGCAGACTAACCAGATTGGATTGCCTCCTAATACGACTCCGATTACAGCAAATACACCGGCGTCTGGATGGAAATATAATCCTTAACTTATGGGAACAATCACTTCTCCGTCTGGAAGGCAATATAACTGGGGGAATCCAAATCCTCCGACTGAAGCTGATTTCAAGCAGATTGCGGATTACGAGGCGGCGCAAGGTATTAGCGTCAAATTCGGATCTGCAAAACCATCGACTGAAGAAGCTCAGGCTCAAGTTGGTTCTCCTCAGCAGCTTGAACAGGCGGTTCAAAAAGCTGGAGAAGTTGGAATTCAACGGCAGTTTATTGGAACAATGGGTCAGATGGCAGAGCCGACTGGAATGCTTGCGCCATTTGAAGGAGGCCGCATTCAGCCATCTGGAGAGTTTACTCCATTAGGTGCCGCTGAATCTCGCGGTTATCGGCGTGGATTTGCAACCGGACTTCCGATTGCAGGATCTTTATTGGCCGCTCCATTTGTGGCCGGAATGACACCGATTGCTGGAGCATTAACAGAGGCTGGTGTTGGACTTACAACTGCCGCTGTTGGGCAAACCGTTTCACCAGAGCCATATCGCGCTGGAGAAATGTTTGCTCAAGCAGTCCCTGGAGTTCCCGTTGCTCAACAAGCACGAAAAGCCACTCAGTTTGCTAAAGAAGCTGGAAGTGGCGTTTTGACTTCCGGTCTTCAAGCTGGTCTTGAAACGCTTGATCAAGATTCAGCCGATTTGGCCGATGTGCTGCAAAGAACTGGTATCGGAGGATTTTTAAGTCCTGCATTGAGTGGAACTGCTAGAGGAATTGGAGCCGCTACTCGGACTACCGGATTTAGCCCAAGAGCTTTTGCGGCTGAATTGCAGCGTCCATTCACCCAGCAATTCATCAAGGATCGAGCCGAAGACATCAGCCGTGAAATGGTGCGGCAAGGATCAACAGGAATGTTTGATCGCTTTGCTGGCGATCTTGCCACCGCTCTTTATTCCCCGAATTCCAGATTAAATCCTCAGGAATTCCAGCAGCAAATCCGAAACGTAGTCAGTCAGTCGATGAATACCGCAGGTTCATCTGGATTGACTGGAGACGAACTTTCGTCAGCTATCAAAGCTGAACTACAAAAATCTATTCAGATTCCAGATGAGCAAGCGAACAAAGTTGCAAACGATGCGATTGATTCGTTTGTTGCTGAATCTGAGGCTCTTCGCAATCGAATCACCAATCTAAGAGACGTTCGGAATGCTTCGCGTGATGCGCGTTTAACCGATGTGCTTAGGTCTTTGGAAGGAAGGGCCAGCGTCGAATCTCAACAGCTTCAAAATCAGATCGATGATCTGAAAAAACAGCGTGATGCGCTTCCGGTCGAATCAGTTGAAAGGCAGCGTCTCGACACTCAAGTTGCAGATTTGAATCAGCAGATTTCGAGCATCGAAGCGGGTCGTGCTGCTGGATATGGTCCAACTGGTGGAATCACCAGAGAGTCTCTAGGACTCAAAGCTCAACAAATTGCTCAAGAGGAGCTTGATAAATTTAAGAAAGATCGAGAAGAGGGTTACGCCAAGATCAATCCTGATCTTGAAAACACTAAGCTGATCGTCACCGAAATGTCTCCCACTGGAGAAGAGGTGCAAAAAGAATATACGGTAAATCAGCTTAGGAATAGGCGAACTCAAATCCTTCGGTCTATTGACTTCAATAAGCCGGTTCAAAAAGCGGATTATTCGGTTTTTGAGAGCCTTGACCGAATCAACTCTCAAATCGACGAAGCACTTGGGGCAAATCCTGCGTTGAAAGCAGCTTTGCAGCAGGAAAACGCTTCCTACAGAGAAGGCATTTCAAGATTCAAAGGATTTTTTGCAGACAAGATTTTGCGAGAAGCTGGGGAAGGCGGCGGTATGCCTGGAATCGTTGGAACGATTGCTGGAGCATCTGGCCCGCAAAACCTGAAATTGCTCAAAAATCTTCTCGGCAATCGATACGATGAGATTAAGCCGGATTTGAGACAGTTTGTTTTCATCCAATCGAGAGGCGAAAACCCAAACGATTTTCTCAAAGCCATCACAGCGGGTAATAGCGGAAAAGCAACTGGACTACAAAAGGAAGTCATCGACGAGTTGTTCCCAGACTTGTCGGAAATAACCGATGTTGCCTCAAAGTATAACGCACTTGTTAATAGGAGAGCGTCACTCGAAAAACAATCTAACGATCTTAAATCTCAAATCAAAGGATTGAGAGAAGATGTGGAGAACAACATTGCTGGGGCGCAGCAAAAACTGGATGCAGCAATCAAGCAGGAAGGCCAAATTGCTCAATCAAAGGCTAACCTTAAGGCTGAAAACATAACTTCACGCGAAGAGCGAATCATTGATTCGTTGTCAAAAATTGAGGCTCAAGTTCGTGATGCTCGCGCTAAAAATATAGACGTTCTCGACACCATTAAACTTGATGATGTCATCAGGAACATTGAGACGCAAAGTGGTAAACCGCTTTACAAGGCTTTAGAAGAAGCGGTTGTTACAACCAGTAATGCGCGTGGTAGGTTCAACGCTGCTGTTAAAAAAGCGTTGGAACCGGGCGGTCAACTTGAGAGTTTTGAGCCTTCTAGCCTCATTGATTTCTTGGTGGCGAAGCAGGGAGAATCACTTAATTACCGCAGCAAACAGTTCTTAAAGGCTGTAGGCCAATCTAGGCCAGACCTGATTGGTGACGCTCAAAACCTTTTGGTTGGACGCATTATCGCTGAGTCGGTTGATGGAAACAAAATCAACACTGCAAAGATCAAGGATCTTGTCGGAACCAGCGAAGCTCCTGGCAAGTATTTTGGAATCACCAAAGGATTGTTTGGTGATGATGGCGTCTCTCGAATCACGAAAATTGCCGATCAGCTAGAACAAGTTTCAGACTTAGGAAAACCTAGCATTTTCAGCAAAATTATTGCGCCAAGCGTTGTTGGATATGTCGGATATCACATTGGAGGATATGCCGGAGCGGGAGCCGGTCTAGGGGGATACGCTGCGTATTCTAATCTTCGCAAAAATTTTGGAGAAGCCGTTGATGCCGCGATTGGTCGAATCGTTAAAACTCCAGAATATCTTAATATCGTGTCTAAGCCAATCGATGCTGCAACCCAGGCTCAGATGAACAAATTCGAAAGAATGTGGCCGCGCATTCTTAAAATGGAGCAGGATCGATATCAGATGGCTAAGGACGAGTTGAACCAATGAAAACATCCCTCTCCAAGAAAGGTAACGTGTACAAAGGAAAGCACGTTACATTGAACAAGCCGTTCTACACTCCGGGCGAGAGGAAGAAGAGCGCGGTGTATGTTAAGAATCCGGCTGGCAAGGTCGTGATCGTTCGATTCGGTGATCCGAATATGACGATCAAGAAGTCGAATCCAGAACGCAGAAAAAACTTCCGTGCGCGGCACAACTGCGCGAGTGCGAAGGATAAGACATCGGCCAAGTACTGGTCGTGCAAAGCGTGGTAGTTTTCTGTAACTCAAACACATCAATACTATGGACAAGATGAAACTCGGTGGTGGCGGACGTTATGAGAAGCTCGTTGGCGAGCTTGAGAAGAAGGGCGTGAAAGATCCTGGTGCTTTGGCCGCCGCAATCGGGCGCAAAAAACTGGGCAAGGCCCGTTTTCAGAGCCTAGCCGCTAAGGGCCGTCGCCGCGCTCTTCGCGAGAAGGCTAACGCCTAGCCGATTTTCCGAAGTTACCTTTTCCTTTTGGTCGGACTTCCCGATCAACGACGAACTGTTCAGGCGGCGCGTACTCCCAGCAGATGCTCTTGGTAGAGTGCTGGATGTTTATCGCGCCTGTCCTCTTTCCATCCTTATCAATCAGTCCGCTTCGCATCGAACGCTTCGCCAGACCAAGCACGAAGCGTCTCGGCGTGTTGTAGCCAGCTTCGCGCAGCACCATCACCTCACGCGCCCAGTTCGTGAGATCGCTCGATCCAAATCCCGAGTAGGCCATCTCCGCCACACTATCAGGTTTCTCATCCTTGCCCTTCGGCTTCGGGAAGTGGTGAACCAGGACAATGATAACTCCTGTCTCGATCATCAGCGGCTGAAGCTGTTGTCGCGTGAACTGAGAGCATATCTCGATGTCCGCAGGATTACCGCCGATGTACGAGAGCAGCGGATCGATGTACACCACATCAGGCTTCGATTTCTTGACCATCTTCCGAAGCATCGAAGTGAAATCGATTCCGGTGCGAACTGTCTCCCGGTAGAATTCGATTCCAGATTCTCGGATCTTTGATTCCCAATACTCCGAGAACACACCCTTGGCAGCACCGATCAACGAATCGTGCATATCCGCGATGTCGTTCTCCGCTTGGATCACCATGATCTTGAGCGGACGGATCGGTTGAATACCGAACCAAGCGATGCCATGCGCCCAATGGATTGCTTGCGACATGACCAGCGACGACTTGCCGCATCCGCTTTGACCGACAAAGAGAAGGCTAGTCCCTCTCCGCAGCCAGCGATCACCGATCAGATTGTCAGGATCGTTGTCCTTGTCGTAGGTGATGATGTCATTGAGATCGAACTTCGATGGCAGGTTGGCCGACTCCAGATGATCGATGAACTCTTCCCATGTGGGCGCACCTTGATTGACAGCCAATAGCTTCTGCTCAACGCCATCGCGCATCACGCCGGGGAGGCGGCTGAACCGGCTGGCATTCTTGTTCTTCGGATCGATGCCGAGATGATCTAGGTGCTGATAGACGATATTCCTCCGCTGCTCCCATTCCTCCTTCGTGGACGCATCCACGCGCACCCATCCGTGCAAGCTCTTGCCGCCTGAATCAATGATGACAGAGAATGGCAGGTTCGATTCCTTCAGAATCGTCCATTGCTCGACCTTGGTTTTCTCGTCCATCTCGACGAGGACATGGCGGAAGACGGCAACACCCGTATCCATGCCGCTCTGGTCGCTGCACGGATTGATCCTGACATAGGCTCCCTTTGCCTCTTTGCCGGTCCACATTGACGATATGGGCGCGGTAAAGTGCGATTTGATCCATTCATCCCGCTTGAGGTATGTCCCCTTGGAAGCGGGGCGCGAGCGGCCTTCGTCGTCCGTGATGATCTCGTTACAGATGCAGACCGTATCGTCCGCGTCGAAACAGGTGCGGAGAAACTCCTCGGTTGAAAATCGAGACTCTGAGTTCGGAATTTCAAGGAGCTTACGGACGACGAACTTGCCGGTCATCGATACCGGATTGCCGCTGCCACGCGAGTTCTTGAGGTAACCTTTCGGATTCGAGTGCGGCGTACTGATCGCCTGTCGAATCTTATGGTTCAATTCTGATTCACTCCATTTTGGGGAACATTTTTGGTTCCACTCTTGGAGGAGTGTCAGCGCATCGGATTGCGACAGTTCAAATCCGTGGATGAGACCTGTAGCGGCGGTGAAGGTTTGTGAGTGTCCGTTTTGACCGGACACGGCTCCTGGGACGTTGGCCAACCATGCCCGCGCCCGTTCGATTGTATTCATGTGATACCAAGATATGTACGCGCTTTGCGCCCACTCTCCCCGAGATCCGTGGACGCTATCTCCTGAATGAACCTTCGATGCTCATGGTTGCGCTTAAACAGAAGCGCAAGCTCCTTGGGTGTGATCAGGTACTTCGACCAGAAACAGATTTTGATCCGTCTCTGATCGAAGTGTTCAAAGAGCTTTGATTGAGCGTCTATGTATGAATCAGGACTTCGATTCATCCTGAACGAACTTCGCTCGGAACTCCTCCTTGGTGCGAATGCTCACCTTCTTGCGACCTTCGCGAACGTAGGCCACGGCTGGCACCTTCATCTCACCGATTCGGATCTCGGCATCGTCATCGATGACTTCAACTTTGATCGAGGGTTTTACGGAGTTCTTGAATGTCTTCATCTGATAAATCGTTTCCGTTACGCCAATGCTCGGGCAGCTTTGATTTCTTTGGGTACTTCAGCCAGCCGCGCATGATGCCATACTCAACGAGCTTCGGTGCTTCTTTCAAGATTTGTTCTCTAGGATAAATCTTATCTTTCATTTCTTGGCCTTCTTCTTTGCCGCCTTTTTGTCACGGCAGCGTTGCGCGATACCCTTGAAACGGTCGGTGCGCTCGATTTCATCGGTGAAGCCTCGACGGATCAACCAGTTGCGGTAAGCGCGGTTGAAGTCCTCGAAGTTTACTTTGACGGATGATTCATCCGCCTCTGCGACTTTGTATGTTGTATTCATTTTACGAACAGTAGGAACCATGCTGTTGCGATGATCAGCCCCATGGCGAAGGCCACCGTGGCTATCGCCTTGAGTTCATCGCGTCGATTCATTTTCATTTTGTATGCGTATCAGGGTTGTGGAGAAGAAACTGGGACGCGAACGTGCCTTGGGTCAGTGCTATCACGGCGAGAACGTAGTCGAGATCGATCCGAGACAAGGCGAGCGCGAGCGATTGGACACATTGATTCACGAAGTCCTGCACCTCGCCAAACCGGATCTTATCGAGGACGAAGTTATTAGAGTGGCTAATATCCTGTCTAAGCAGGTCTGGAAGTGTGGGTATCGGAGGATTTTGAAGTCTTGATCTCGCGGTAGTGCGGAGTCGGATAAACGCCCCTGCCGCCCGTTTGAATGCGAAACCTTTTCCGTTCCATGGCACCGCACTTGGCGGCTCTCTGAAGCACAATTCCTGCGGCGTTATTCGTCATGCCCCATTCCCCCGCAAATTGTTCGACCGTCTTCCAACCTGCGGGAACTTCATCGGGCTGATTGGCAATGGCTTGCCGCAGCCGCTTCAGAAGCTCGGCAGATTCCATTTGGTCTCGTTCTGATTCCATATATGTACATTCAGATTCGCGCTGTCGTCATCGTACTCGCCGTAAACGATGCCGTGTGACCATGCGAGAGTTGACCTTCGTTTATGCGCGTATTCCATGCATGGCATATCGCTCAACGTGCCTGGGCTATATGCAATCGAGTGTATGGAGTTTCGTCCGGCTGCAACTCCAGCACGATGCGCGTGAGCCACGACGCAATTTCCCCAGGTCTCAGCACTATCCCGCAGGAAATTCTCGCCGTACAGAACGCCGTGTCCCCATTTGAATCCACCCAAGTGATAGAAACTTCTTTTGAAGACATCGTTGTATTGAATGAATGTGTGACAGTGAGTTTCGATTGGTTTGATCATTCTCGACCAAACCGCTTCCGCGAATCCACGGATCACCGTGTTATGATGCCTTAGATACTTTTGCGCTCGCTGATCATGATTACCGAGCGTGAATACCGTAGGGCGTAGATCGTTAAGAAAACTAGCTCCGCACTGGATATCATCCAGATAATCGTCAGCGGCATCGTTATCGGAAGGATTTGCGAGCGATCCAGCGCGGAGACTAGCCAGATCGTAAGCATCACCCAGATGAATGACTTCGTGAGGGTTATACGCTTCACGGAATAGCAACGCAGCGGCGAGCGCGTGTTTGTTGGCTCGGTTGCCGTGTGTGCAGCCTATGGCCATCACACGCTTCCGTGCCTTGATGATATTCATGTACGGCAGCGTTAAAGATGCCGTGTTTCATTGACTTTTGTCAACGTCCTCCGCCCAAAGCGTAGTGAAGAATGAGTAACGCATCACAGTTCTTAAGCGTTACATCAAGATTCGGATAAAGCTCCTGCGCCTTGCTCTTGAGTTTACGCTTCCATTCCGGGCCGGTGGCGCACGACTTCCTTCCTCCTAGACCAAGCGGCTCCTGCCATACCTTCGGTTCGACGCGGTGGAGCGCGTAACCGTAAGCGTAGGCCAGTCCTTGGCAGATGCCGTAGTTCTCATGGAGCGTTGCCATCGTCGCAGCCGGTGTAACGGCTGACACAAATTTCGGTAGCTTTTCGATCCAGAAGTGGGACTCGGTTGTCTTGAATCCGGTGATCATCTGCGCCATGTCAGGAAGTGACTCAGGCATCGGTAGCAGAATGATTCCGTCCTGCGTCTTGATCGCGAAACCGCCGTTCACGCCTGGATCACAGGCAACAATGGTTTTCATTCGAGGCAAGACTTGATATCGGCTGGCTTGTAGGAAGGACTCTTGATGATCTTGCCGTCCTTACGCTTCACGATGTAGCGAACACCGGATTTCTCGATTGTGTAATCCTTTGGCATATTGGCCAACTGATTGATCGAGTCCAATTCCGGCGCGGCCCATAGCTTGGACATATTCGATTCGTGAACGGTCTGGAACGCTCGCTCGACTTGTTCCTCGCTGAAGCCGTAGGCGATTGCCGCGCCGTAAACGACGTACAGCAGGTCCGCGATTGCGTCGAGTGCCTCGACCGGATCTTTGGACGCTTCGAGTTCAACCGCTTCTTCGTCGATCAATGCTCGACGCAAGCTGCGAGTCTTCTCGTCCGGTATCCGTGGATTGACCTTTGTGTCCTGGCCGAACGAGGCCATGAACGATGCCACCTGCCTGATTTCTTTTCTCATTTTTGTACTTCTTAGTAACACAGAAGAACGACGTTCTCCGCTGCTACTCTTATTGCCATTTTTGTTTCTTCACCATCGTACCATCGCTCAACCTTGATTCTGCCTTTGACGCGCACCAACGCGCCATTGACCAATTCCTCAAGCTGTTGAGCAACTTGTCCCCAACCGACAATCTCGAAGTCATCGAAGTCTTCGTGAAATTTGCCCGACTGATCGGTCCAATGACGAGCCACGCTGATCACGCGACGCACCATCTTGGCACCAGTCTTTGTCTCCGCGTTTCTTGATATGCCTTTCAGTTCACCAATCAAAAATACGATGTTCTCAGTTGGAGAAGCGTTCATCAATGATACCCAGTTGCTTGTATGATTTTATTCTCTTTCGGGCGTGGAACGCGCCGATGGGATGGAACTTGTCGCTGAAATCATAGATTGTCGCGAAGTTTTTAGTGTCCGTCTTACGAAGCACACGACTGGCCCGCTGGATAGTCTTCTGCGGTGAACGCCCACCGCTCACCATAATCAGCAGTTCCGCATTCGGCAGATCGAGTCCTTCATCGGCCAAGCTGGTCGCGATCATCGTCTTCAGATTTCCGCTCTTGAATTCCTCCATGTAAGCGCGGCGATCTTTCTTCCCGATCTTCGAGTGGACGAGTCGCGCACCAGGAATCTCGCGCTCGTACCATTCACCAAGCGTAATGCGCGGGACCAGGATCAGCGTCTGGAGATCGCCGTGTGCGATTGCCACATCGCGAGCGTATTCGTTGCGGGCCACGTTCTGCGCTATGCCGATGTCCACCAGCGATTCCCAAGCGCACATCCGCTTGAGTTCTTCATCACTGATTCTCATGTAGCGGCGGCGATCCTTGAACAGTCGGTCGATGTTGTTATCGATTCGCATCTCCAGGCCCATGTCGGTTGCGTTGGAGATGACAAGAGTCGCGTCGGCCAATGAATCGCCTATGTCCTCTCGCGTGATTTCGATCTGTCGGTTCCTAAACAAAATACGATTGATCGTATTTCGGTCTTCGTCATCGCACCAAGGCGTGGCATCGAATCCATAACGCAATCCGTTACAGGACTCGATGATGCGCCGCCATTGGGTCGCAGGGCTATGTTTACATTCGTCAACTATCAGCAGGTCGCACTTGCTGAAATCGACGCTCTCATGCGGGCAACGGATCTCGTATCGATTCGGATCAACGCCAGCCAGATCGAGGGCCACCTTGGCCTGTTTGCAGGTCTCGATTGTCGGAGCTAACCATCCGATCCTGGCGGTTGAATGATGGGCGCAGATCGCTGCCGCTATCCATGTTTTGCCGCTACCGGCTGGGGCGATGATCAGTCCATCTTTTGTCTTCGCCCATTCAACGACTCGTTTTTGGTAATCTCTCAGATTCATAGTTTTATTGGGAAATTTGGCCGCAGCACGGACACGCATTAACCGTGCTACGGAGTTGTCCGAGTCACACGACTCGGCCCGACTGAGAATCAGCCGGGACAAGGATGAAATCGAAATTGTTCTGCCAGCTATCGTTCAAGCGATTGAACGTGTCGTCCTTGATCTTCCAGGTGCGCGGATCGCGGACGCTTTTTGTATGACGGCAGCGGATGCGGACATCGAGATCCTTGATGGCGGTGTTCCGCATCTTGTGATCGGGCGGGTATTCGTGGAGCATCATGGTTATTCCTCCGCTTTCTCCATCCTGACAAAGAGCAACTGGTTTCGATCAATCGCTATGCCGCAACCGTTTCGGCGGCAGTACAGTTCAAGAACATCGCACGCTTCTTTGCCCACTTCATTTCCCAGCTTGAGACCCAACAGTCCAAGCGGAGTGATTTCGTAGTATTCTTCTTGTTCGCTCATGGTTCACATCGTTGTTCAGTTTTCGGCGGCTTCGCTTCATTCAGGATCTTCAGCATCTTGGCGCAGGTAGCACCATCGCAACCGTCAGCGAAGAATGCGACCGACGCTCTCTCGATGATGTCGTGCAGGTAGGCGTTCTCTTCCAAGGCGGACATCAATGCTCCTCGATACCGCTCAGAGCGCAGCGATAGCGTGTAGATGTGTTCACCGTCCTCGATGGCTTTCTGGCGGTAGTCATCGACCATTTTGTTGGCGTCACCATTATGGTTCATCGTCCCACCATCCATTTCTTCAGGTCATTAAGCTCATCCGCCTTAGCCTCCAGTTCTTTGATACGCTTGTTAGCACCGGCGAGCTGTCGTTCTAGCTGTTTGGCGAAACCGATTTTGACGTACTGCTGAAAGGCCACAGTGACGTACGGCTGCCGATCAGTGCGCGGTGTTTTGCTCACGGCTTGGCCTCCCCTCTGGCTTTGTTCCACAGATCAACGTCGTATCCAAAGCTTAGTTCGTTGGCCATCAAGTCACCTCCTGTTTCAAGCGCGGCAACGTAGTCGTATAGCTTTGAGATGCGCTCATTGGCCGCGTTGAG